TAATCCTTATCAAGTACGTAATCCAGAATACTGGTCGAAAGACTATGTTGGTGTAACTTCACTCAAAGCATTTTATGTTGCAGATGCATTTGAACGTGGTCTAATCACAAATGAATTTGCCGCTTGGGTTGACTTTGGCTATTGCCGTGATGATGAACATATTCCATTATCTAAAAAGTGGGAGTATGATTTTACACCAGGTCTGATGCACTACTTTAATTTCCGTGATCCCGATTTGACACAGAAGAAAATACAGGTATCAATGGCTGTACAAAATAATTTGGTGTTTATCATTGGTGGTGTCTTTGTTGCACAACGTGCAGAATGGGAATCACTTGCCGTTGAAATGAAAGAAGCACTAGAATATCTAATGAGCATTGGACTTGTTGATGATGACCAAGGTCTGTTATTAATGGCATACTTTAGAAACCCTGATGCATTTGAACTCCATAAAATGGATCCGAATGCACCCATTGAAGATGTTCGTGGCATTTTGAGAAAGTTTAACAAATATGAATAAATTAGTTATTTTTGACCTCGATGGAGTTTTAATTGATTCACGTGAACTTCATTATGATGCACTTAATGATGCACTACGCAAAGTTGGTGAAGAATTCGTAATTACACGGGAAGAACACCTGAGTAAGTATGATGGTTTAAACACCACCAAAAAACTGAAGATGTTGACTGAACAAAAAGGTCTTCCCGTTTCAACATACGACCAAGTCTGGCGTGACAAGCAAGAAGCAACTTTTAATCTCGTTCGTGGTTTCTGTAAAGAGTATATGTTACAGACTATCTTCCGTCAGATTAAAGCCCGTGGTTATAAAATTGCTGTTGCATCAAATTCTATCCGTGAGACTGTAAAATTATCTCTACTAAGTATTGGTGTGATGGACGAAGTTGATTATTATGTCAGTAATGAGGACGTGTCTCGTACAAAGCCATATCCAGAAATGTACTGGAAATGTATGACTGCACTCAATGCACTTCCTAAAAATACAATTATTGTTGAAGATAGCCACATTGGACGCCAAGGCGCATTAGACTCAGGAGCACATCTCCTTGCAGTCGAAAATGCAAAAGAAGTTAACTCTGAATATATGATGCAAAGGATTTATGACCTTATGAATACAATTGAAGGTACAAGCAAGAAGTCTCTACCATGGAGAGACAAAAAACTAAATGTTTTGATTCCAATGGCTGGTGCAGGCTCACGTTTCGCACAAGCTGGATACACTTTCCCCAAACCACTGATTGAAGTGCGTGGTAAGCCAATGATTCAAGTTGTGGTTGAAAACTTGAACATGGAAGCAAACTATATCTTCTTGGTTCAAAAAGAACACTACGAAACGTATAATCTAAAGTACCTATTGAACTTAATTGCACCAAATTGCAAAATTGTTCAAGTTGATGGTCTAACTGATGGTGCCGCTTGCACTACTCTTCTTGCTAAGGAACACATCAATAATGATGCACCGTTGGTGATGGCTAACTCTGACCAGTTCGTTGAATGGAACTCTAATGAATGCATGTATGCTTTCTCAGCAGATTCTATTGATGGTGGTATACTCACCTTCAAAGCAACACATCCAAAATGGTCTTATGCGAAGCTAGATGAAGATGGTTTTGTTTCCGAAGTTGCGGAGAAGAAAGTTATTTCTGATGAAGCTACAGTTGGTATCTACTACTGGCGTCACGGTTCAGACTATGTTAAATATGCTGAACAAATGATTTCTAAGAACATTCGAACCAACGGCGAATTCTATACTTGTCCCGTATTCAACGAAGCGGTCGGTGATGGTAAAAAAGTTCGTGTAAAAAATATTGAAAAAATGTGGGGTATCGGAACACCTGAAGACCTGAATTATTTCTTAGATAATCATAAGGAATAAAAATGATTTTATTTGATGTAGGCACGCATCACGGGCAAAATTCTTTGAACATAACACATCGTAATCCTGATGTTATTTGTTATGCGTTCGAACCCACACCTGAACTTGCAAGGCTTCTCCGTATTGCCGCTGAAGCAAGGAATATGAAAGAACGTTATCATGTTTACGAACATGCTATTTCAGATTTTGATGGTGAAGCAGATTTTCATATGGTTGAAGGTGACACAGGTTCAGCATCACTAAATGAGTTCTCAGATAACTTATCCGAAACATGGCCGGGTCGCACAGACTTTGTTGTACGTGAATCCAAAAAGGTGACCGTATATCGTCTTGATACTTGGTTGACAATCTTTGCACCTGAAATTACACAGATTGACCACCTGCACATTGATGCACAAGGTTCAGACCTAGCCGTACTCAAAGGTCTCGGTGAAAAAATATCGATGGTGCAATCTGGTGTTGTTGAAGTTCCACAGGAGGATAAACTTAGACTATACAAAGGTCAACATACGAAACAAGAAGCACTTGACTTTTTGGAACAAAATGGATTTGTGATTGATAAAGTTACGTCACAAGTAAATGAAGAAAACTTATATTTTGTGAGGAAAACATGAACGTAGCAGTAGTATTAACAGGACACATGCGTTGTTGGGAACAAGTTTATCCCAATTTTAAAGAACATATCGTTGACAGATATAATCCTGATGTTTTCATACACACATGGGGTGATGAAGCATATTGGGACCCACACAGCGAAGCTGGAATTGTTGATGATGCACCAATGATTAACAACGAAGAAATAATCAAAACTTATAATCCTGTGGATTTTATTGTTGAAGATTATGATGATTACAAAGAAGACTTTGCTAAACGTGCCGAGTTTTATAAGAACTTTTATCATGTACCCAAGAACATTGTCTCCATGTTGTACAAACTAGGTTCTGGTATGTTAATGCTTGAAGACCATATGTTTAAAACTGGCAAGCAATATGATTTGGTAATCCGTATGCGTCCAGATTTGACATTCAATGAACCATTGCCAGATTTCAATCCAAATAAATTCTATACACTTGGTTATAGAAACCATATGGGTCAGGGAACATCTGACATGATTCAAGTTGGTAATTTCTTCTCAATGTGTCTATTTTCAAAAGTGTTGCATTTCTTACCACAAGTTTATAATGAAACCGGTCTTTTGTGTCCACATGTTATCTCTGAACAATTCATCCGCAGACTTGGATTGCCATGGGAAGAGTTTATGATTAATAAAACAATCATGCATACACCTCTCGGTGAATACAAACACAAGAGTCTCTATCAATGATTTATATTGCACATCGTGGACTATTCCAAGGTCCAGATAAAGAAAAAGAGAATCATCCAGATCAGATTCGCAAAGCATTGAAGAAGCGATACGATTGTGAAGTCGATGTTTGGTGGAAGTCTGATGGTTGGTGGCTTGGACATGATGAACCACAATATAAAGTTGATGGTTCTTTCATCGGTCAGCAAGGTCTCTGGTTGCATTGTAAAAATCTTGATGCACTTTATGAACTGTCAACTGCACCTTTTAAATACACTTACTTTTGGCATCAAGAAGACGATTTCACTTTAACATCATCACAACATATTTGGACCTATCCAGGGAAACACCTAACTAATAACTCTATTGCTGTTATGCCAGAAAACTTGCCTGAGTATTGGGAATACGTGAAGAAATTAGATATTTTTGGAGTATGTACAGATTATGTTGAAAAATTCATCGATGAAACTCGCACTATGCCTGTCGGGTCAACCGAGAAGTTACGCTAAAGCGTTCGAATATATTAAAAGAAACTTATTGGATCATTATGATGTGGATGTTTTCATACATTCATGGAAATCAAAATCCAATTTAAATCATGCAAAAACATTTGAATATATTTCTGGACTTTATGGTCCGGTAACAATATTCTTTGACCCCGAACTTTCGTCAAACATCAACTCGGATATGCATGTACCGAATGCATCACATCCAGCAAACTTCTGTACCTCAATGTTCTATTCAATTTATAGAGCAAATGACTTCAGGATTCGCCACCAGACGCTGAATGATGTAAAATATGATTATGTCATACGTTCAAGATTTGACTTCGCACTCAATAAAGTAATTGATTTCGGTACACTCGAAAAGGGTAAAGTCTACATCTCAAAAGATACTGACGGTCCGAATCCATTGTTAAACGACCAGTTTGCTATTGCTGATCCAGACACAATGAATGTATATGCTTCAACCTTTCTAAATCTCCGTCAACTCTACAATTCTGGTGTTCCTCTTTGTGGACACGAAATGCTACAGGAACAATTAACGAGAAATAATGTGCCGGTTGAAAGAATCGATATCGATCATCCATTCACCGATGGAAAATTCAACATCGGAAGACACTCTTTAATCAGAGAAGACATTGATAAATTCGTGGATATTAAGATTTGGGGTTACTAAATAATATATAGTCACAGCGTACTAAACCGAGGATTTAATGCTACCTTTTTCCCGATATTTAATTGAACAAGAAGACCCCGAAGAGGGTGCAAGCCGTCAGATTAAACATCTCACGCACGTGGAAGATCGACCCTTACAGAATGGTGAAAAGGGTGCTAAACACGCTATTGCATCACTTACTTCTGCCGCTGAACACATTCAACAAGGTAAAAAGACTTCAGAACTCACCACCAAATATGATGGATCACCAGCTATTGTTTATGGCCATCATCCAGAGAATGGTAAGTTTTTCGTAGCATCGAAATCTGCTTTCAATAAGACGCCAAAGATTAATTACACAAATGCTGACATTGAAAAGAATCACGGACACGCACCAGGTTTAGTTAGCAAATTAAAAGATGCACTGAAGCATTTACCAAAAGTTGCACCAGAGAAAGGTGTATATCAGGGTGACATGATGTTCTCACAAGATGATAAAGCACCAGCTAAAGGTGGTGGAGTATCTTTTCATCCTAATCCATCTGGTTTGACATATACTGCACACGGCACTCATGCGGCCACAGTTAAGAAAGCTAAGATTGGTGTTGTTACACATCTTTCTTATAAAGGCAAAGATGCCGCCAGTTTAAATGCAAACCATGAAGTTGACCACGAAAACTTTAATCAACATCCAGATGTATTCTCGGTCGACCCAAGAATGGATACTTCAAAGGTACATTTTGGTCCTAAAGACCGTGCTGAATTCAACAAACACATTTCTGCCGCACAAGCCGTACATGATACCCATGGTGATGACATGTATGCTGGTACTAAGGCACATCACGGTGTTGGTGGTCACCTAGAAACATATATGAACCACACTGTTCGTACTGGTGAAACACCAAATCACCAAAATTTCAGCAAATGGTTAGAAACCAAAAAGAATAAAGAAATTGATAAGCTGAAGGTTGAAAAGAATAGAACTGCAAAACAATCCGAATTGAAGGATGAGTTGGGTAAAATTGATAGAAACAGAAAACACTACAATAACCTATTCAAAATGCACCAGCATTTGCAGAAGGCAAAAAATGTATTAATTAATGTGATGAATCAACATCAAGAATTTCAACACACACATGCGGGTGAAAATGCTAATCCTGAAGGATATGTTTTTCACCATGGAAAAGAATCAGACAAGTTTGTTAATCGTGCAGAATTCTCCCGCAGAAACTTTGCAGGAATTAGGAATATTTAACGAGGATGTAATAAAAATGAAATCATTTAAAAATTTTAGCACAGAACAAGATGAAATAAGTCTTTATTTAAATTCTTTAGAAGTTATGGAAGAATCATATGATTCTGAAACTTGTGAAGATGAGGAGTATGATGAATTTTTTGAATTAAATGAAGAAAAGGCTGAACCTGCTGAACCTGTCGAAGGTAAAGTAAAATCCGACACTAAAGGTAAATTGCATGAACTATTGGTTGGTTACCATCTCAACGGTGGTAAACACATGTCAAAACATCCCGATAAGGTTGGTGATACACCAAAACAAGCGCATGATAAATTAAAAGCAAAAGTTCATATAAATGACTATAAAAAAATGAATATTCGGGCCAAAAGCGCCGCAAATGACATAAGAAAACAAGTTGAAACGAACGGACATAAAATACATGATGTTCATTGGACTTCAAAACCTGGAGACATTCACCGTTCAACCGGAATACATTCGACTCAAAAAGAAGATGCTTCCGATATTGTTATAACAACACATAAGAAGTGAGGCATATATGCAAGTTATACACCACGGTATTAGTCTTAAAGTCACCGATTCATCATCCAAACATGTTCCAACATCAAATCCTGGAATTGAATATGCTGGACCAAATGCAAAAAAACATCTAGAAGCACATAGAACATCAATTCTGAAAAAATATCCAGAATTGAAAAAGGCTTCTAATCGTGACGAGCGCAAAGGTATGATGAAAGCAAATCCTTCAATGCAGGCGCATGTGAAACAAAAAAATCAAGAAACATTGCATAAAATTGCCAAAGATTTGCACCACCACTTATCCACTATTCCAAAATCAGAATTAGTACATCATATAAAACATGTGCTACATTCGAAAAGCACTCCAATGGAAAAAGAGGGACACAAGCACATTAGACATGTTTCATATACCAACAAAAATGGTCAGCAACATAGTTCTATGAATCCGGGCACACACCACAACCACATTTATAATGATTCACGCAATATCAGCGTACATCATAGTGGATCATCAATACATTTTAAATACAAGAATAAAACATTTGGTCGCCATGCAATCAAATTTAGTTCCGAAAGTGATCCAATGAGTTCCGTGAAAGGTTCAGGCCAAACATCTGGTGATTAAAATGAAAAAGTTTTTACAAAAAATAGAAGAAGATACTCAGACACATAAGCCTGTGGTAATGGCTTTTGGTCGTATGAATCCTCCTACTATTGGTCACGAAAAATTGGTCAATCGTGTTCAACAAATTGCACACGATTATAATGCACCACATCATATTGTGATATCACATTCTGTGGATGCTAAGAAGAATCCACTTGAAATTAAAAAGAAGTTACTTCATGCAAAAAGATTCTTTCCTGGTGCTAATATTGAAGCATCGAGTAAAGAGCAACCAACATTTTTGCAACATGCCGCCAGATTGAATCAAATGGGACACGACCATTTAATTATGGTTGCCGGATCTGATCGAATTCCAGAATATGAAAAGAAACTTCAACAATATAATGGAACACATGCCGGTGCATTATATAATTTCAAAAAGATAGAAGTTAAGTCTGCTGGTCATCGTGATCCTGATGCCGAAGGTGCAGAAGGTATGTCAGCATCTAAAATGCGTGAACATGCACAAAACAATGATTTTCATTCTTTTAGACAAGGTGTTCCTGCCCACGTTACAGAGAAACATGCAAAAGAATTGTTCCGTGATGTTAGAAGTGGAATGGGAATACATGAAAGTGCTAATCATGGAATGTTTAAAGCCATTTTCATATCTGGTGGTCCAGGCTCTGGCAAAGACATTATCATCCGTGAAGCAATTGCACAGCAAAATGCCATAGAAATCACCTCAACAACAGCAATCTCATTGTTGAATGACAAACACAAACTCTATGAGTATTCACGTGATACCCGCCGTGAAGCATTGCGTCAAAGGCAACCTTTGGTTATCACAGGCACAACAAACGAACAATATAATATTCTGACGATTCGTGAGGAGTTGGAAGAACTTGGTTACGAAACAATGATGGTTTTTGTAAACACTTCGGATGAATCTTCAAGAAAGAGAAACGAAGGACACGAAAGAATGATGGCTGAATCCGTTCGCAAAGAACGTTGGGAAGTCACACAGTTAGTTGCAGAGAAGTTCAATCAAGAATTTAAGAAGTATTTGGAATTCGATAATTCAGTTGATTTGAATGAAGCAAATGAGTTTGAAACATCGGAAAAAGAAGAAGACATTTCAATCATTTATGAAATGACAAATTGGTTTTTCGATACTCCCGTTGATAATGAAATCGCTGAGTCGTGGTTGACAAGGCACAAGAAACACAACATCAACAAGATGTTTGAAAACTTTATAACTAAACCTACATCAGAAAAGGGATACAAAAAATATGTTACAGAAAATAAAACAACTAGCAAGTCTTCTAATGCCAAAGCAGGCTCCTGCTCCTGCGGAAGCACCAAAAGAAGCCTCTTCACCGACAACATCTGTCCAAGCTGTGAACTCGTCAGAAGACAAGGTAAGCCAGACGACATTAAAGATGGAGGAATTACCTCAAACTCCGGTTACACCTTCAGAACCTACGAAAGCAGTGAGCCAACCGTCACAGTCAGAGGCGCCGACAAAGAACTCCGTTTCCAACAAGACAACGACAAACAAAAATCCAAGAAGCAAAAAGCCTCAAACGCCGAAAGCGGCAAAGTAATCAAAGCGGCCGGTGTTTCTCCTGAGTATGATACACGTGGTCAAGGTACAGTTTATCCAATGGCTGGTCTAAGTAATGTAAACTTTAAAGAACAAAGTGAGCATAAATATACCAGTACCGCAGAGGTGACACGCAAATCTTTCAATAAGTTTAGAAAAGAATCAATAGATTCTCCTAGTGTAGAAATGGGAGTCACCGGTGGATATCATGGACCATCAAATAAAGAACCAATGGATACTCTGAATAAGATACCCGTTAATCCTAAGAAGAAAAAAAATGTTAAAGTTTAAACAATTTTTAGATGAATCTGCGGCATGGAAACGCAAAGAAGGTAAGAACCCCGAAGGTGGTTTGAACCGTAAAGGTATTGCTTCTTATCGCAGAGAAAACCCAGGTTCAAAACTTTCGATGGCTGTGACAACACCACCTTCCAAATTAAAACCTGGAAGTAAAGCGGCTAAAAGAAGAAAATCATTCTGTGCTAGAATGGGTGGAATGCCAGGTCCTATGAAGGACGAAAAAGGTAGACCAACTAGAAAAGCATTATCACTACGCAAATGGAACTGCTAATTTTAACGGAGACATAAATGTTCAACAAAAACGTATTCACCCAAACCGATGTTGTTGCTGACCTCATCAAAGGTATCAACGAAGCCGATTATAAGGCTAAGATGGAAGCACTCAAGGGCAATCAACACAAGATTGATAAAAATAAGAACAACAAAATTGATGCTCACGACTTCAAACTTCTCCGTGGCGAAAAGAAAGTCAATGAAGAACAAGTTGAAGAAGCAGACACAAGTGTTAAAATTCCTACTTCAACCGGTACAAGAGTTTTAGGCCACCGTTATGGTAATGCCGCAAAGACACATCGTGATTCTATGGCTGATCCTTTTGCAATTGTCAAAGGTCCTAAAGATAAAGACTTGGGTGACCTTGAGAAGAAGATGACTAAAAAAGAAGAAATTGATCCAAGCGTCACAACAACAGACACCTTAACAGGTAGAGTTGCTGGCAAGTCAGCTAATCCATTCTTAAAAGCTAAAGTTAAACTTAATGTTAACGAAGAAGAAGTTGAACAAGTTGACGAACGCACACTAACTAAAGGTGAGACTGCTGAAAAAGAACGTATCGTTAAAGGTATGAAAAAATCTCTTGCTGGTTTCAAATCACGTTACGGTGAAAGAGCCAAAGAAGTGATGTATGCAACTGCCACAAAGGCCGCTAAAAAGGACTAAGCAATGAGCAAAGCTGGTAAATTAATCAAGGATATGTTGAAGGCCAAGAAAGAGTCTGTTATGGGCAAACTTGGTGATTCACCATATGAGGATCCAATGGAGCCTTGGTCTGCAAAATATGCACAACCAGTCAAAGAGGAAGCCGAACAGTTAGACGAATCTGATCCATTGTTGTTTAAGTATATTCGTTCACTTGGTTATAATCCAGAACAGATGGACTTTGCTTCACGTTCAAAATATGCACGTTCAAATGCATTTAAGAACTATAAAATTTCTCACATGAATGACCAGTTGAAAACTGAAGAAGTTGAAGAATTGGATGAAGCAGGTACTGGTCTTCTAATGTCTTTCATCAAGGCTAAAGGTTTAAATCCACTATCGATGGATGGAAACCAAAAGAAATCATATTCACGTTCTTCAGAATTTAGATTGTTTAAAAATAGACACGTGAAAGAAATATCAGGCATGGGTGAACGTGGTGATGATTGGA